ATCATATCAGCTAAGTCTGTAGCTGTAACCTTAGAGCAGTACAACTCTCTATAAACTATGAGTTGCTCTGAAGGTGTTACTGCTAACCACACAACCCCAGTAAAGGAGCCGTACCCGTAGTCACACGCCCTGAACTTAGTCCACGAGTCAGGTATCTCAAAGGGTTCAACTACGTGCATATTCCTGTTGAACTCAGGGAAGGCTGCACCTTCGTTGACGTCCCAGTTACCCTCAAGTAGTTGTTTCTTTTGATGCTCTGGGAGTGACAGAAGCATTGCTTCGTAGTCGCCACTCTCAGCTAGGTGAGGGTTATCGAATAGACTAGCAGGTATAAACCTACGTTTAAACAGTGGCTCACCTGCTCTACTGTGACCGTTAGGGTAGGTAAGCGTTTCACCTGTCTCAATGTCTGTAGCCCAGAAAGGCGTGTTAGACGGGGCAGGATCAATAAACATTTTCTTGACCCAAGAGTGACCGGGGCCACCGGGGTTGGTTGTAGCCCTCATGTAGAGGCCTAACTCCTTGGAACTACTACGTAATCGAGATCGCATGTAGTTCCACCCATAGGGTGACTGCCATTGCGTAAGCTCATCGAAGGCTACGTAGTTAAACGCCTGCCCTTGGTAGCGCATGACGTCTGTGTCTTTGTCGAGGTAGGACATCCAAAGACGTCCCCCTCTGGGAGTGGTCCACTGAGATTTACGTTCCGACCACTTTATACCGGGTATAGCTTTAGGGTACAGGTCTTGACTCTTCTGTATGAGTTCCCTAAGTTCTTCTGTAGTGTGACGTACAAGTAGGCCACTAAAGTCTGGGTTATTCAAGTCACGTAGCGGATCTGCTAGTGTGGCATACGATTTACCTCCACCGGCTGCCCCACCATATAGTACCTCACGCTCTGCAGAGGCTAGATATTGTGTCTGAGGCCCAGGGTTAGGCTGAAAGACCACCTCTTGAGCAGCAATAGGGTCAAACTCTGCAGGCTTAACTTGGGCGGGTACTGTCTTCTTGTTCGTCTTCCTCGTAGGTGTAGTAACCGAGTCTTTCTTTTTCGAGGATCTCGTACTGCCTGAGCGCTTTTTCGAGCCGCTGGGCAAGCTTGCGTTTAATTGCAGCAAGTGACTTACGTTTTCTTTCGACATCTATACGCTTTTTCAACCCCATGTGTGAGATATACCTGCCTGACTGTGTTGATAGCCAAGCACTGACTTCCCTGTAACTATACTGCTTTAGATGCTTCTTTGCAAGTACTAAAAGCTCTAATTCTTTAGAAATAGGTTTAAGCCAGTCCTCATCATCCGGGTCTATCTCGTAACCAAACGGTACTTGAGGCGATAATCGTGGGATTCTCTCCCATCTCTTTACTTTAAAGTCAGGCTTAGGCAACATCCAGTAGCCTATGCTCTCACGTTCTTTCGTCTTAGTTACTCGTATCATCTTGCTCTTTAGGTGGGAGGATAAACAAACCACCTGAGGCTTGTACCTCCACACGCTCCGTCTTTACAATACCTGCACGATCAAGTACTTCTTTGGCTGCAGACATCTTCTCTTTTACGCCTAGCTCTGTAGGGTCAATAAGAGCCTGTCCGAAAGCTACAGCTGCCTTAGGTCCAATACGTGCCATGTACGTCTTAGTGCCATCGAAGATCTCATCCTTAAGAGAATCAATGATAAGCCTCGTAGGGGTGTTATCGCTGTAGCCAGCAAGCTTCTTAGCTTTCACTACGTCACCGCCAGCCTCATCGAAGAGTACCTCTAAGAACTTAACTTGATTCTCTGTAAGTTGTCGTGCCATTACACTACTTTCTTATGTTTCACTGTCTGTTCCGTAGAACCGTTGCTTGATCTCACCACGTGTGATACCAATATCTTTAAGCTGCTTATCACTCATGTTATTCAGTAAGTAATAGTCTGCTCTCATCTGTTGAGCTTTAGCTAGTGAGTTACCAACAGAGATAAAGAACTTAGCTACAGCTTTCAGTGTTCGTTTGGTTGTAGCTATTACTGCAAGTTTAAACTGGCTTGGGTAGTCGTATGTTAAGTACATTATGTAGTCTCCACTGTATGTTATGCCGTTCTTGGCATGTACAGTTATACTACAAAACAGTAAGGTTTAGAACTGCTATATTGGAATACCCGCTACCCAACAGGTACAAAGGTCTCAGTTACAGTAAGAATAGTGTCAATATGCCCAGAGGAAGTAGGAGTTACTTGTATCCTGTCACCCGATTGTAGTACTAGGTCTATATCAATAAACGTAGTGTTATCCCCAGAACCTAGACTCTTACCCGACAAGAAATGAGAAGTGTAGTTATCGGCAGCTACATACCACTCTACATCTACAGAGTTTGTACTACCACCACCATTAACTACGTGAACAAAGGTTAACTCAGCTACACAGTTAGCAGGGCATGTATATACAACCTCTGTAGCAGTGCCACTGTTGTGACCATACACAGAACGCATACGTGATGACTTGCCTGGATTAAGTAAGCTCATTTCTTTTTAGCAGCCTTCTTAACTGTCTTAACTACCCAAGCTTCATTCACATCAGGAGTATCGGGGTTGTCAGCAATGAAATGTCCATTTTCATCACGTGCTCGTACCACTTCCAGATCCTCATCTTTAGCCTCTACCTTTTTAGTTGCCTTCTTAGCGGGGGTCTTTTTAACAGGCGCTGGGCTTGCAAGGTCTGCTTCCTGGCAGATAGTATTAATGTTAGGGTCTTTACTCTGTACGTTACCGTAGTTGTCTTCACCAGCTGACTGGTTACCCATAGAGTCCCACACGTAGCCATGCTCATCTACACGGTAGCCCTTAGCTTCCAGTGCTTCTTTATATTTATGGTAATACTTCATTACTTAGTCTTCTTCATAGGACGTTCTGCAGGGTTAGACGCACCACAGTAACCGCCTTTGTTGTAACCCATCTTCTTAGTCATACCACCCTTCATGTAGCCCATCTTCTTAGCTACTTCAGGTGCTTCTTTCTTGAGAGCTTTCATGCCTTTGTTCATCATAGTCTTAATCCTCTTCCGTTATCATATCAATATCTTTACAATCCCACCCTTGGCAGGACTTCTCTTGACTACACACAAACTCGAACTTAGTGCAAGCACCCAAGCCTGACTCAATGTTTAACGCCTTCAAAGTACGAGCACGGTTGTCGAAGTATTCACAGTTACCACAAGTCTTAAGGGCTGCAATGTCAGCATCCTTATTCCAAGCTTTACCTAGTTCCTCTGCAGTAGCACCATACATCCAGTACTTCTCTGCACGGTCACGGTTCTTAGGGTCTACCTCAGGTGGCTCCCCTAACATCAAACTCATACCTACCATCATAGTATTACTTCCTGTACTTTGCTGTCTTCTTAGCTATCTTCTTTGGTTGAGCTACAAACTGCTTGCCTGCCTTAGTACCCTTACGCTTAGCTGCACTTGTAGCTTTATATTCTGCAGGGGTCAAGGCATCCCTAGCTTTCTTAGGTAGGTAACGCTCACCTGTAGCTTTCTTACCTTGAGTAGAGGGCTTACCTGACTTAGTGCCCCACTTCTCATCTCCCCACTTCTTAAGTGATTTCTGTGGTGCTTTCATTATGACTTGTAGCCTCCACCCTTAGCTTTGTATTGCTTAGCTACCATCTGAGCTTTACGTGCAGACCACTGCCCAGGCTTACCGCCCTTACTGCCAGCCTTTACTTTAGCTACAAGGTTCTTACGCATCGTAGGCTTAGTGTAGTTACCTGCTGCATTAACTGTTGACTTAGCCATTAGGCTTCCTCTCCTATCTTAAAGCACCCCCACTTAGAGTAAGCACCTTTACTTGCTACCAAGTCAGCTACTGTTTTAGCTTCTACCTTACAGGATTGCTCACTATCAAAAAGCTTATCATTCTTTGCAGTAACTTGACAAGAAGAAACATTAGGTTGAGTACATATCATTACTATAGCTAACCACACATTACCAAGCCTTACATGACCAGTAACGTGCAGTGAACTTATCTGTAGCTGTATCACAACTGTGTCTAGCTCTGAAGTTCTTACGGCGCTCTGGGTTATCCTTCTTGATGGACATGTTAGGGTCACCAAAGCGTACAACCTTTACTTGGTCACCCTTCTTAGCTAAGACAGCTGACTTCTTAGATTCACCAGGAGTCTTCTTAGGTTTGTTATACCCTGGGAAAGTCTCACCACGATACT